AAAAAAAGATTTGCTATATACAAAAACTCCAGATAATATATATGAAATTTATGAATATGAGGATTAATATAAAAAAATAAGAGGAAGAAAACTCCTCTTATTTTTTTATTTATACACCATGTGTTAAAGTTAAACCAATTTTTTTAATAAATTTTAAACTAATAATAGTTTAGAAAATATTACTTTTATTTTAAAATTCATTAAAATACATTCCATGTTATAGTTAAACCATGAAGGTAGATAGAATCTACCGAGTAATTGGAACTAAAATTATAATATACTATGTTTATATTCTTGTCAATATTTTTTTAAATTTTTTTGCAATAATCCAAGCAAATCCAACCGCTTGCTGTTTTGCCCCAGTTACCGTGTACTTTTGTAATATTACAAATTACACCCTTTTTATATCCATTGTAATAATAATTACCACAAAGCTTATTTTGGTATCTTGCATTTTGAGTTAACTGTTTATATGTCTTTGCTTTATAATTTGTTCCTGCACCCATTCTTACGTGAATATTAGTGCTTACTTTGTATTTTCCTGTTGTATATGTTTTTTGGGTAGATGTAGCTTTTTTATTTGGATTTATAGAAGATAAATAAGCTACACTTACCCATCTGTTTTCTCCGATTCTAGCCCATACTCCTTTGGTTTCATAAACGGTAACTTCTGTACCATTTTTTAAACGTCCTACTCTATTGCCATTTGGTGTATTTCTTATATTAAGAGATGTATTTACTTTTACATATCTTTTGTATATTGCTGTAGAAACTTGTGTATCTGTGGAATTACTTGTATTTACTGTGTTTGGATTATATTTATAGCAGAAAAATTGTTTATAATTTGCATATTTTTTAAAGTTACCTATACTACAGTATACTGTATTTCCATCTACAGTTACTTTATTTCTTCTAGTACTTGTAGTAAATTTTCCAGCATATAAATACGGATCATATATCTTAATTGTATCTCCATCAATTCCATATAAAACTATGTAATGCCCATTAGATGTAAACAAACCATTGCCACAACTGGCAATTATATAATTGTTATTCTCTAACAAATTAAGCATTGTATCCATATTTGAAGTTTCTGTATATCCTATGTTGAATTGGTCTGCTACTGCACGATATGCACTCCAATATGTTCCACTATTGGCTGAACGATATCCGTTTGCTACAAATGCATCTGCTAATTCTGTTATGGATACATTCCCAACTATACTATCTATAATCATAGTAGCACTGGCTACACCACAGCCAGAACTTCCGATTGTTTGCCCTGAGTTATTTGTTGCTGTATATGGATAATATCTCCATCTTGAGTCAATTTGACTAATATATGTTAACTGTGGCGTGCTTCCTATATTCAAATTCCAGCTGTTTGTTTTATCTCCATCATATGCAATCTCTCCTTGAAGTTCAAAAGACTCGTTTTCAACTTCTTGCACTTCCAATTGTTTTTCTTCTTGTTCTGTTCCCTCTGGAATTTCTACTGTAGATTGGTTATCTACAATATTATCCACAGTATTTACCACAGTTTCCACAGAATTGGCTATTTCTGAAACATCTCGTTCACTATAGTTAACTCCAAAAATTGCACTTGACACAGCTAAAATAATTGTTACTACCGCAGTTATAATCATTTTTCTTTTACTCATAACTAATCCTCCTCGATTTTTATACATCTATTTTCAAACTTTTTATAAGCATCTAAATATATTTCTTTTTTATTACCGTTTAATGTGCACTCATAATACATTCCGTCCTTTAAACTTGTACTTAACAAAGCCTTACTATTTTGTAAAGTCTTGCAACTCCATACAACGAATATATCAAACACTGGAATATTATCACTTTTGTCTATGTGTTCCTCTGTATAATTTTTTACTAATTCCTTACATTTTTTTATAAACTTATCACTATCCATTTTTTTATTCCTCCTACATTCCAAATTTTGCCAAAAAATAACCCAGAACTGCTGTTGCAATTCCGAGTTAATATTGTTTTACTTAAATTTTCCCAGTTTTTGGCTGGCTTATTTTCTACATCTTTTAATCTGCTATTCATATCGTTTACATCTTCTCTTGTTGCTTTGGTTTCCATGGCAATTTCTTTTACTGCCACTGCTAAATTATTTATTCCATCAATGTTCTTTTCCAATGTATCCAATCTCTTGTGTGCAGATTTACAACTTTCCGTATTCTCTGTTATTATTTTTATATACTTTTCTTCCATATAAGCCTCCTATTCAAAAGCTTTTAGTTTTTCTTCTACTTTACTTCTCCAAATTTTTGGTACATCGTCTACTGTCATTTTTTTTAATTTTATTCGTATTACATAAAAATCAACCATTATAGATTACCTCCCCTATTTCAGCAATTGCCTGTTCGATTGCGTCAATTCGGTCTAAAATTGTTATTTCGTTAGAATTTTCTAATTGCTGTAATTTTGCAATTTTTAAATATTTTTCATACTCGTTATCATTCAATTCGCTTATATCTCTATGTACTGTAATTTCGTACACATCGTATTCATATTTTATTTCTTCATTTTCTTTTACTTCTTCTATGTTATCGAACAGAGTAACAATTGTTTTATTATCTCTTTTGGAAATTTCATATTTATTTGGTTTTGTATCGCTTTCTGCTTTCATTTTGTATAACCTCCTTACATTTATCTATATCTACAAATGGATATAGATACTTTTGTTT